GGTAATGAAGTACCGTCGAGTGCTCGGAGGGGCGAGGAACGCATGCGGATTGGTGTAGAGCTCCACGATCTCGGCGGATGAGAGCGCACGGTTCCAGATGACGACGGAAGCGATCCGGCCGTTCCAATAGCCGGCCACTTGAAAGTCGGAGCCGATCACGAGGTTCGGGAAGGCGTTGCCGTTGAGGATGCCGCTGCCCGCGGCCGTGGCGGTGTTGGCGCGGTCGACCCACAGCCGCGCGTTGCTGCCGTCGTAGGTGCCAACGACCTGGTGCCACTCGTTCGTCGTGAAGTTCGTGCTGCTCTCAGCCGTGAGCGTCGTCGCCACTGTATACGCGATGAAGCTGAACATCCCGTTGGGGCTGCTGCCCGTACCGAGGAAGAAGTTGTTGGAGTTGTTGCCCAGGTGCCGCTTCGTGACGCCGGGCTCCCCTGAGGTCGTCGACGTGCGATAGAACCAGGCGTGGACGGTGATCCGCGTTGGATTCAGGAGCCCGTAGTTGCCGACGCTGACGTAGCTCTGGGTTTGGTTCTGGATCGCCCGGCCGCCATACTGCGGACGATGGAACAGCGTCCAGGTCGGGTACGTGACGCTATCGTTGGCCACGAACGTCCCGGGGAGCGCGTCAGGAACGATGTTGGCGACTCGGCGCCCCGCGCCTTCTTGGAACATCCAGCCGCCCACGATGCCTTGCGCGAGCGGATGCCCCCAGAGCACGTCCAGGGCGTGGGTGGGATGAAAGACGAGGGGTTTGGTCGTGAGTCCGATGGCCATTACGCGATCGTCTCGTAGACGCCGCTGTATTCCTTCGTGTGGTTGGTTTCCGTCGCGTCCAGGGCGAGGCCGCTTTTGTTCTCCACGACGAAGCCCCACTTCTTCGGCAGCGCCCCATCGAAGAAGGCCGCGACCGACGGGATGATCTTCTTGTACGTCAACGCCCCGGCATCTGGGGTCGCGATCACGAACGGCCCATGGAGGTTGGTGGGGCTGCGCATGGTGAGCGCCGCGTCCGTCCCGGTCGCGTTGTCGGTGACGTTCGTCCCGTCCTCGGAGCCGTAGAACCAGAGGTAGAGCGACTTGTCGCTGGCGGGCGTTCCGGTCGCCAGCTTGAGGGCCACATAGACCATGGCATCCAGGTAGAGGTTCACCGAGTTGTCCACGGCGGTGCACTCGCGGGCGGATCCTGAGGCGAGGCTCGCGAGCGTGCACGTGATCGAGGCGGAGGCCGCATAGGCCAGTTTCCGGTTCGCCATCAGGCCACTCCCGCATTCGTCCAGGCCGTCCCATCCCAGAACGTGCCGTAGTTCGACCAAGGATTCTCGGCCGTGACCTCCGCCTGGAAGGCCGCCCAGCGCGTTTCGAGGAGGGTTTTGATCTGGGCGACGGTCGTGCCGGGCTCCACGCTGACGTCATCGACCAGTTCAGCCACAGTACCCGTCTGCAGCGCGGTCTGCTCACCAAGCGAGGCATCTTTGTAGGCGCTGGTGAACGTGGGGTTGGCGTATTTCGACTGACGCGCTGCCGGCACATCCGCCCACAGCGCGAAGCGGAAGGCCAGCCGAGGCCCAGCCATCCGATCCAGGATGATGATGCGCTTAGCCATGCGGGATCCTCCCCATCCCGCCGTTCACGGGGATGATCACACTGGGCTGCTTGGAGGGGTCGAACTCCCGAATGGCATCCTTCGCCCGTTCGAGCATCCCATAGCAGCACGTCTTATCCGCGAGCGGCCCGGCGACGGTCACGTTCCCGTCATCGAGCTGCTGGACGCGAATCTCAGCGATGACGTTCGCCATTAGGACACCTGGATCTTCCACGTCACCTGGAGGCTGTCTCCACTCACCACGTTCACGGCGGCGAACGTCTGGCGAGAAAGCATGTTGCCGGCAGCGGCCGCGTCGAACAATCCTGCCTCCGTCACCGCGAAGCTCGCCGTGAACGCAAACGTCACGATGGCTCGCGCGGTATCGTTCGTCACGGTGGTCGTGACCCGATCCAACGTCGTCGCCAATGCACGCGCCCCGCCACCTGTCGTAATCTCTGCCCCGAGCGCCGTGTCGCCAGCCGCTGGGGCCACCGTCCCGGTCCCAATGGCGATGTACTTAGCGGGCGTCGTCAGCACTCCATTGAGCAGTCCGGCGGCCAACGCTTTGCCCGCGCTGACGACGAGATTCTTCACATCCCGTCGGTCGATCACCTGCCCATTGCGCAGATGCAGCACCTCGAACTCGCCGCGCAAGTGCAAGCCGTCTTCGAGATGCTTGCCCATCGACTTCTCGATCCGATCACTGACTTCAAACGATTCCGGTTCCATCCTCTCCTCCTATGGCTCCACATTGATCTGCTGACCTACCAGCGTGTCAACCTGAGCCTTTGCTTTGTATTGCTCTTTCAGCCCCATCACCCGATCTTTTAAGGCTTGCCGCAGCTGCGCCAGCGTCAGTTGGTGCGGTTGCGGAAATACCATGCTGTCCTGCGCGACCACGACGCCGTTGACCAACACCGCGTAGCCGACTTCGAGGCGGCCATCGCTGAGGGTGTTGGCTCGTTCAATCTTGAGATCAACTGCCATGCGGAACTTCCTCAGGCTGTGCTGGCTCGGTCGGGTACGCGGGTTGCATCTCAGCCACATGGCGGCTCATGTGCTCAATGGCTCCACGCACCTCCGTCGAGAGTACCGCCATCCACGCCAAGGAGCATCGGCCGACTCGCTGCTTCCCGTAGTTCAACTCCACCCACAACTCGCAGCCTCCTTTCACGCAAGGCGCTTGATGCACCACCGACATAAATGGGCAGATCACCGTCCCTGCCAGGCCGACACCCGGTACCGGCAGCCCATCTCGGGCAATCGGGTGGGCGGCAGGCGACATTTCCAATTCACCAGGTTCGGCCATGTACCCTCCATTGGGTGCGTGGCTTGAACACGCGCCCAGCTCGCTCATCTTCGAGATCCTGCCGCAACGCTTTCGGGGTTTCGGTGCCGACATAGACACGATCCAGGTAGATGATGGTCGGCACCCCAAAGAGAATCCCGTTGCCGCATTTCCGATCACATTCTGCCTTCGGCCACTTGATGTAACGCTCGACGCAGCCATACGCGAGTCTATTTTTCATGGCGTCGAACTCGCTCGGCTTGATCGGAATCATCTCATAGGGAATCCCAAAGTCCGTTGAGAGCGCCTGCATGTCAGCCTCGATCGTCTCGCACCCCTGGCCATGCTGGCCGTTCTCACCCGCCAACACATAGACCGTGAACATCTCACTCAGGTCTTCTTGTAGACCTTGACCTGCACATAGGCCGGGACATGATCCCCACTCGCTGACGAGCCGGTGATGGCCCCGGTCCCTTCTGACCCCGACGAGCCGGTAATGGCACCCGTACCCTCCGACCCCGTTGATCCTCCGGTCAGCGTCTTGTTGATCCCTGTATTGCACGGGCTTCCTCCACAGCATCCCCCCGCGACGCTGACGGGATTGTCAAAATACAACGATCCAGCTCCGTGCGTATGACTCGGCCCCGCGTAGCTGCCCGCGCCGTGTTGGTGACTGGGACCCGCGTAGCTCCCTGCAGCGTGCGTATGGGTATCGGCTCCCCCTGTCGTCAACGCTGTCCCGCTACTGATCCTGATGAACTTGTTGTTGTACGTCGCGCTCTCATCCGTGAATCCCGTCGGCGCACTCACGTTGGCTGAGAGCAGCAAGTCTCCGGAGCGGAAGACGTCAGCTAGTGTTGAAGCGCCAGGGATTGTCACCCACGGCCGGACGTCGTGATAGAGATAGCCCTCGGTGGGATTCGCCCCACTGTCCTCGTAGTTCACAATCTTCGTCATGCCGACGCGCAGGTAGACTTCACAGATCGGTAGATTCGGTCCAATCGTCGGGTAGGTCGGAGGGACCGGACTGGCGGCTTCGGTGCCCTGCAGAATCGTCAAGACGCCGGAATTGTTGAGATAGAGCAGATCGATCCTCGGGTTGGATGTCGGCGCGGTGAAGGTCGGGCTGTTGCCGCCAGCGTACGTACTTTGGGCACCGTTGTAGTAGACCTGTCGATAGAAGCTCTGCACCGTCACGGCCTGCACGGCGATGGTCATGTTCGGCGTGGTTTGCGCGCGTGGCCGCAAGGCCTCGAAATCGCCTTGATGGATCGCGTGGAACTGGTCGTTGAACTTGTTTTTGTTGAAGGCTCCGCTTAAACCTGCCTGGTCGTAATACGCGCGCGCCGGGGTGGCCATGTCAGTATCCTTTCGCAATCCAGTTGATGCTGCCCGCCACGTCCGTACCCGTCGATGGGTCACGCAGTTTCACGGTAAAACTCGTCTTGCTCTTGGCCGTGATGTACGGGATGTAGGGGTTGTTGTTGGTCGTGATCCCAATCGAGGGTGTTTGGCTGAAATTCTTATTGAAGGTGACCGTCGTGCCGCCGCTGGCGACCGACACATCCGTTCCACGATCGATCAGGTCCTTCACGTCGAGTTGGAGATTGAATTCATAATTGCGGGCCGGAATACTGGCCGTGTTGGTCTTGATATGCACCCTGATCTTGAAGTAGCGCACGGTATAGACCCCTTCCGAGAAGGCCACGAAGGTCGAGGGATTGCTGTTCGTATCCGAATAGGCCCACTCGACGCTGAACGTGCCATCCGGTAGGTAATTCTTGTAGGCCACCGAGGCGATGGCGGTCTGGATCGAGCCCACGTCGAAGACTTCCGATGTGTAGGTCTGATCCGTCGTCGGACGCGATTGCGTATCCCAGTTGAGGGTGCTTTCGAGTGTTTCCCACGAATCGGTGTTGTTCTCGAGGGTCTTGACCGTTTTGATGGCAATGGCCGGCCGGTAATAGCCGGTGGCAACCTCGTTCGTGAGGTCGATTTCCAGATCCGACGAGAACACCCCTCCGCGCAAGCCTGCGTTGAACAGGTCGTAGCGGAGGACAATGTTGCTGTCTGACGGGGCAGTGGCGACGAGCGAATCCGTCGCGTCGTTGAGGCTGTAGTTTTGCGAGGCGTCAATGGCCTTGATGCGGTACGTCTTCGTGCCGGCGGCAAACTGTCGGATGCTGTACTTTGTTGCTTGAATGGGCCCATCAACGAAGTTCGACGTGGCCCACGAGCTTCCGCCTTCACGAATCTCATAGCCCCAAATGTCCACATCCGGGTTCGGATTCCATGTAAGACGAATCTCATCGCCCAGCTGCGAGGCATCGAACCCCGCGACATCGAGCGGCTTGGCAGTATCGCCGTTCACCGTCAGGTTGCCAGAGATCGCGCCGGTCGACTTGACGCCAAGCTTACTCACCGTTCGGACCTTCACCTGGTAGGTGGCGCCGACCTTCGCCCCATGCAGCACGGCCTTGGTTGAGCCGGGAAACGAGACGGTGCGCTCCTCGTAGGCCCCGCCGTTTTCGCTCCATTCGAACGTGTAGTTTTGCAGGTACAGCTTCTCGATAGGCTCCGTCCACGTGACCTGCAGGGTCGAGTAGAAGTTCCCATCGACTTGAATGAACCCGACGGCCTGAACACTCAGGTTGGTCACATCGGCGATCGGGCTGAAGGGGTTGGGTGGAGGCGTGTAGTTCAGCGTCACCGACTGCTGCTCCATCGTGTCGCCGAAGATGGAGGAGTTATAGGCTTTGCAGACCAGTTTCCTGGTGTGATCCTCGTTCTCCAAGATGCGCTGCGCCCTGAACTGGTAGGCGGTCATGCCGTCCCCCAGGATCGGGTGGGTCACGCTGATCACGTCGCCCGGCTCAATCGCCAGCGCGTTCACGTCCGTCGTGAAGGTCAGGGAGTACCAATTGACCTTGAGATCATTGGCGATTTTCGTGATCTCGCGAATGGTCTGTGTCTGTCGGCTGAGGCCCAGCAGATTCACTTCGCGCGGCACAATCCCACGCGGGTTGCTGGCCTGATCGGTCAGGTCGTCCACCGACACGCGAGTCCGAGCATCGTTGCCGGCCGCGGTCGGGTCGATATAGACCCCGATGAGGCGGTTCGGGCGGTCGTCCTTCGAGTAGGTCTGATACTCCAAGTCCCAAATCTGATCGTCGGTGAACGACTGGATCGGGGATTCGGATTTCTCGACCTTGAGGTAAAACTTGCGCCCGTCGCTGACGATGAAGCCGCCGAACGTCGTGAGCATATCTTGGAGATTGTCAAGCCACGGCCGCGAGGTGTCGATAATCATATCCAGCCGGGCGCGTGGTTCGGTTGTCGCGTCGAGATTCGTGACCGTAACTTCTGCCCAATCGTAGACTGCGCCGAAACTCGCATCATCAATCACCGAGGTCGGGAAGCCGCAGCCCCCGCGCTCCCGGCTTAAGGTCAGGTAGTCGCGGATCGCGGCCGCTGGGTTGCCTGAGGCTGATACCGCAGCCGCCGTCCAATTGCTTCCGTTCCATGTGTTGATCTTTCGTCCTGTGACCTTGCACGTGATCACCGGGTCGCCACTCAACTGTTCGCTGGCCGCGAGGGTCAGCGCGAGGTAGGCCGTATCCTTGAGGCCGACGACGTTGCTGCCAGTGGCTCGTGAGTCCACGCCCTGCGAGGACGTGCCGGTGTAGGCGGTGTACGACGTGCCGGTGAAGGTCGCAATATCGACGCCATTCAACTGCACTTCGGTGATCGAGCCGACTTCCCCCTCTCCGAGCACCACCAACCGTTTCTGCGTTTGCGCCCCTTGTCCGCTGTTCCAAATCTCATAGGTCTGCAATAAGCGAATCCCAAGCCCGGAGTAGATCAACGGCACCGGCTGCTGGTTCGTCCGCATATTCTTCGCGCCGTCGAACGCATAACGTTGTGACGCGCCAATCCCGGCCGCCGCAGACCCGTTGAAGTCGAAGGATTTGCGCCCGGCGGCCATCGCGCCAAGGCCGAAATGCACCGCCGTCGCAACCGCGGCTCCGACGACAATGGCTCCAATAATTACCGCCCCGGTCCCAGCAATTGCCCCAAGCGTGACGGCGTATCCGATCAATTCCAGCGCAATCAGCACAGGGGGGTGTCCGGGTGGTGCTTCCACGCCACGCGTGTCCAGCCAAATACCATGCGTGCCGCGAACCGCCCCGGCTAATTTCTCTCGCTTCAGCCGATAGATGCACGACTTGTAGGGTGTCCCGGTGGTGAGGATGCGGTCATAGCCCAGCCACACGCCCACGTGCAGTTGGCGGTGCTTGTTGTAATACCACACGATGTCGTTGCGCTTCAGGTCTTTGAGTTCGACGGTCACTCCGGCCTCTTTCACCGCAGCCTCGTACCGCTTGATCACTTCCGGATCAATGTCTTCGGGTAGCGGTTGCCCATCATCGCCCTTGATCCCAACGCCCTGCCCGCGCAGGAAGTGAATCGACAGCGTGCGGCAATCAAGGCCGGTCTTTAGATCGTTTCCATTGAGGACATAGGGAATCCCGATCCACTGACTCACATACTGCTCGTACTCCTGTTCCGTCATCTCCTTGAACGGAATATCGGGCAGGGAGTGGGACGGCTCCTGCTCGCTCACAGGAGCCGTCTGTTGGGGTAAGGATGCGATCATCAGGTCGTTCATGGATTCACGCTGTCAACCACAGTGGGAAACCCGTGAAAGTTCGCGGTGTTCCCATTCACAGTGTCAATCTCCGTGTATCGATTTTTGCACTCATTGAACGTCTTGTCGCAGCCGCGACGAATCTTCACCGCGTCGCCAGCGATGGGAGTGTAGGGCAGACCGAAGTCGAGGACGGCGGTCTTGGTGCTGCTCGTCCACGTGATCACCTTGCGAATCTGCCCGATGTTCTGCCCCGATGTGAACTCCAGTTCCCCAATCGCATAATACTTGTCAGGTTTATTGGTGCTCGTCAGTTTCACCGAGGTCTTCGTGCTGCCCGAGGCCACCGTGTCGGTCAATTCCTGTTTCAATGTCGCGGCGCTCACCCCGGACGCGCAGATCGTTCCGGCGAAGGTTAAGGGACACAAGCGATCCAACCTGCGGCCGGTTTCAAAGTTCAGGTTGCCGATGGCGCCAGCCAAGTCGATCTGACACACGCGCTCAGTGATGCGAACACTGCCGATGGTCGCATCGAGAATGATCACGGCATTGGCGGCCGCACCGAGGGCGTTCAAGTCCACATGGCGCAGCATCACCCGCTTGTCGCGCATGAAGTCCGCGCCCTGAAAGAAGAAGGCCTGAAAGGCGCGGTTGATGTTCTCGATCTGCAGCGTCAGCGTGCGCGTTTCGGTGTCGAGGACGTTGCTGACTTCGCTGCGCGACACCGGGATGGGCGTGTAGGTCTTGGCGTTGCCGTCGATGTTGAAGAAACTCACCGGCACATCCGTCCCGATGGCATAGTGCAGCGTCGAGGCATCGTCGTTGGACTGCGACCCGAAGAACAGATCGAGCAGCTCAATCGGCTTGTTCTGATGCTTCGCTAACTCGGTATTGAGGGGCGAGGCTACGGTTCGCGCCATTACACTCCTGCGAGTCGCTTGGCAATCGCCAGCCCTTGAAACAGGCCTGCGAAGCCTTCCACGTATTTATGGGTCCATGCCGGGAACCACTTGTGCGAGAGGCGAAAGCCCACCGGCACATACACGATCACGGCGGCTGTCCACCAGTTGAACCCGACCCACAGCAGCGACAGGCCGTAGGCCAGCCCCGCAATAATTTCCTCCATGGGCTCGTTGTTGACGACGTGGTGCAGGAGACTCTTGGGCCCGTAGCCGACGCTCAACGTCGCCGCCATCGTTACGGCCAGCCCGACCGCCGTTCCGACACCAAAGACAAGGCCGGTGAACAAGGCGGCGACAGTCGGCCACACCGCCCATCGTGCCGGTTTCCAGTTCAAGCCGCCCCACGTCCACAACAGCCAGCCAGCCGCAGGCAACACCACCAGATTAAGTTCAGGATTCATGTGATGGAACTCCTTAGCACTTCGACCATTTCATAGTCCTGAACACTGCCAATGGCATAGTGTTCAAGGGATAAGATGATTTCAGGATTCAATAGTCGCACGATGAAGTACCGATCGATGTCTGCCGTGATCACCACGCCATTCGCCGGAGCCACAGAGAACGTCACCGTCGAGATGGTGCCGCCGTCGTTGTTGGCGAAGGTCGCCGCAGACGGGGATCCATCCTTATACGCCTGATTCCGTGTCCCTGCGCCGGTGAATAGCCGATAATAAAATGGCGGGGTGGCGCTGTTACCGATGTTAAACACCGTCGTCGATCCGTTGCCCGTCCCACACGCCAGCGCGGTCGCCAAGCGATCCATATTCTTCGGCGGCAGGAAGGAGAACACATCGAACGCGAGATTGCGGGCGATGAAGAACGAACGCAGCGTATCTATCTCGGCGTTCGTCATATTCTCGGTGCGAATCTTGAATGTTCGCTTGGGATTCTGCCACTTGAGTTTGCGCTGCTCTTGCCCCGAATCCGGGTCGCTGGTCAGCACCTTTTGAAAGATGCGCTCACCAACGGGAAACGACGGGTCAACAGGCAGCACGTCAGACACCGCCATCACGGCGCTCCATTCCGAAACAGAATCCACATGAGGCCGAGGAACATCCATCGAAGAATCGTCCAGATCACGCCGAGCACGACGATGATCACGCTCGCGTTGACCCACCATGGATAGTCATGTAATTGGTTTGGTTGCGGCATCAGGTTCTCACCGATTGGCGCATTGCCCCGCTATTGCGCTTGATCGCCCTCTGGAACATCGCCTCGACGAGATCATTGTGCTGCGACATCTGGTTGCGGAAGCTCTGCGCGTCGGTGGCGTTGATGTTCCAGTTGTTCACGATCACCATGCCCGGCTGCTTCGAGCCGGTGCCGTTGTTGATCTGCTCGAGCAAGCCACGATTCTTCGACGTGGCCTCCTTGTTGACGACGAACTCTCCGGGCTGCAACGCGGCCAGCACCTCGCCGCCGGCGTGGTACTTCGGGAGGCCTCCGACGTAGCCGCCCTGGTGGAATGCCCCGATGAACTTGAAGGCCGCTTTGAACACGGAGCCGGGCCCAACCCCGAAGGGCGCGAGGATCGCGGCGATGACGCCCACGGCGGCAATGAAGGCGAAGAACTTGGCGATCATCGACGCGATGGCCTCAAGCACCGACTTGGCGAACTCCTTGAAGAAATCTTTGGCTTTCACGGTGCCGTCGATCATGCCCTTAAAGAGGCTGGTAAAGTTCGACTCCAATGAGGCGATTCCTCCCGTAATGATGGACGCCATCTTGGTAGAAATATCCGTGAAGGAGTTCCAAAACTTGGCGACCTGATTGAACATATCCGTCGAAAATGAGGCCGCTTGATCTTTCCCGTCCCTCATGGCAGTGGCGACCGCTTTCACAGCACTAATCGCGTGCTTCGCTCCTTCTTCCACGACGCCCCCGCCATGTGTCCATGTGGCTTCGAGTTTCTTGATGTTGGCATCGGCGGCATCGCCAAGGTCAACGATCTTCGCCGTCAAGGTCTGATGGAACCCGCGCACCGCATCCGCAGCTTCTCGATAATTCCTTCCGAGCTGCCCTGGCAAATGTCCCAACGTGTCATAGAACTTAATGAGCCCCATCACCACCAGATCAATCGCCACCAACAACCCGGCCTTGAATAACGTGACGAGCAATTGGAATGCCTCGACGGAGAGATCGACCGCCCGCGCGGTTTTCAGGATGGTATTTTCCCATCCCCCGAACACAGTGATGAGCGTGCCGACCACCAACGCAATCAGCGCCAACCACGGATGCAGGACGATAAACGCGCCGACCGCTTCGAGCGTGCGCCCGACCAACAGCGCAATATCAGCCACCACTCGCAGCAGCAGCCCACTGACAAGCGACAGCACCCCACCCATCAGGACGACGCGAATGAGAAAATCGCGGGTCGGCGCATCCATGTTCTGTAAGGCGTCTTTGAGGGCGTTCATCACCTTGGTCAAATTATTCAGAACAGGGAGAGCAGCGGTCGCAATAATGATTTGAAACTTGACGGCGGCATCACTGAGGCTCCGGAGGTGATCGCGCACAGCGGGCACGTACTCGGCAGCGTTTTTGAAGGCGATGGCAAACGCCCCGACAATGACGGTGCCCATCGTCGTGAGTTCACGGCTGGTTGCCCGTACTGCGATGCCAAAGTCGTGAAACCCCTGGCCAATGGTTTGAATACCCGCACCGACCCCCTGCACCGCGGAGCGAACGCCAGCAGCGAGTTGTCCAAAAGTTCCCTGGATCCCCTGCACCGAAGCCTTAAGCGCTGCGCTGGCTTCGTCCCTGAACCGAAGAATCAAGGCGAGTTCGGCTGTCGTCGGCATCACGCGCGTCCTTGCGGGTGACCAAGGTGTCGAGATATTCCATGATCTCCATGAATAGCTGCGCCTGGTCGAGCACCCCACCCGGCACCGGCAACAGGCCGCGCTGCCAGTACCCGTACCACCGTACGTATTCCATGGCGACCGGATCCAGCCGCGCAAATGGACAGCCGGTAATGTCCCACACTTCCCCGGTGTCCTCGTCGGTGATCTGCAGCCACGGTTGAATCTCCCGCACGCATCGGCATCGCTCGTTGTTCAAACAACTGATCTTCAAGCCACGTAACTCTACGATGAACCGAAAGGGCGCTTATCGTGCTCCTGTAAGGTGTTCTGTTTGCTGAGTTGGGTCGCCAACTCGGATAGTACCGTGAACGGCATCACATCGAGGACCCGATCCGGCACCACCGCGTAGGACTTACTCCCAATCGGCAGGTGGTCGAAACTGTCGGCCATTGGCTTACCGTCGGCATCGAGAAAATTGACCCACCCACGCAGCCCGAACTTCACGATCAGCCGTTGCCACGTGCCTGTCCGCAAGGTGTGGCCACTGGCTTCGTCCGGCTTCCCGTTCTCAACTACGACGACGGCGCGGTCGTTGATGTATTGCCGGACCCGACCATCAATCACTCCGAGCACCCACTTGGTCGGCTGCTCGCTCTCGCGGTCGTTCTCGCAGACATATTCAAATGTCTGATCCGGGCTGATCGCCTTGATCATGTAGCTCTCCTTCCTGTTGGCTGATCACCCAATGCTTGGGGATCAGCGCGGTCATGTCCTGACCTGGTTGTTGCAAGCGCACGAAGACCACGCCGCCGTCGACGTGTTCTCCGACGATCTCGGCTTGAACCTGTACCATGTGATCCTCCTGCTGCATTCCGTTGTTAGGCACGATGGGCCGCGCTATGTTCTGCTGGCGTCATGACCCGAAGATTCTCAATCCTGTTGTCATCCGGGATGCCATTGAGATGATGAACCACCTCATCCGGTTGTAGTCGTCGACCAAGATGCTGTTCGACTACATATCGGTGCTCTTTGATTAGACCGCCTCGATTTAGCGAGTACTCTGGGAGATAGAGCCGACGGTAACCCTTACCGTCATAGCTGATCCCGCCACGCCAGCGGGAGGCATAGCGGCCTTGCTTGCCTGTCTCCTTCGTCCGGCGAGTCATCACGCTGTTGCGGCACAAGATGCTACTGATCCCTGGCACAGACATCCCCCATTGAGCAGCGAGTTCCTTCAACGTATTCCCTCGCTGGTATTGATTGGCGATCAACTGCTCCTGCGCCTGTATCACTTTTCGTTGTGGGTGAGTATCTCCATGACAGTGCGCTGTACTTTTTCTTCTCGGTTCGTCCCAACGATCCAAAACTCGAAGGATAGCTCCAGCAGTGACTTGATGATGTTTAGCGACTGCTTCCAGTGATTCTCCAGACCGATAGGACAATACGATGGCGAGATCATCCCATTCGTTTAGTTTCCTGCACCGCTGTCGATTCATCAGGTCAGCTGCAGTGTCAGCTCATCGTCACCAGTGTTGTAGGCGAGGCTGAGCGGGATTTCCCACGTCTCGATCCCCTCCCGATCCCCTTGGCGAATGTCATCGATCTCACACTTGGGTAACGTGATGGTCATGATGCTGCCAGCCGTCGCGCCCACCACGACGGAGAGTTGCCGCAGCGTGGCGTTCACCCAGTCGGTGAACGCGTCGTAGGTCGCCACCGTGAAGGCTTCCGGGTTGAGTGTCGCAATCGCCTTGCGCGTCGTGACCGTGAAACCCTTGTAACCGTGCGTCGCGTTGATGTCCTCGCGGTTGGCGATCACGTTGCCGAGCGTGATGGTCAACTGCTGCACGACGAACGTGGCAATACTATTGAACGTGAAGGACGACCCTAAGACCTTCGGGGGCGCATTCACGTTCGTTTCATAGGTCGGCGCAGCCAACGCCGTGTCTGTCGGGACGAGGTAAATCCCGCGGAACGTCCAGCGGATCCTCGCCGGTTGCCCTGCCGCCAGGATCATCTCGAACGTCCCCACCGCCCCGGTCAGAATGTGCCGACGCCCATCGAAGTTCGCGTAGATCGTGACCGACTTCGCGCCCGTCCCGAGGCTGTTCGGTTTGTAGGTGACGGAGATGCCGCCAGAGATCGTTTCGGTCATGCTGCACGCCTGGAGCAACGCGCCGTAGCGCGCGGCCGTCCCGGCGGTACCTGAGCCGTAGAACTCTGTTTCAAACGTGAGCTCGTAGTACCGGCTCCCGAGCAGCCCTGGTGAGGCGCTGATCGTATCGCGCGAGAAATTGCGCTCCACCTTCGCCCCGACGGGATTGATCGTCGGATTGAACGCGGGAATCGCATCGCTGCCGACCACCGGCACCGGATCCGTCCCATACGTGGTTTCCACTTTTGCCAAGACCAACGCCCGTCGTCGTAAGCCCATTTCTGCTCCTCCTCTGTCCGCCCAAACAAAAAGACGGTTCTGGCTGGTGCACCAGAACCGCCTCTCTGTTAGGTTGCCCCCGCGAGTGATCAGCCCGCGATGGGCGGCACGTTCAGTGTATTAGTCGCTGTCCACCCGTTACGTCCTCGTATCCAGCCGCGTGCGGTAGTGCAGATCCACCTGGATCAGCACCCCGCGCACTGGAAACTTTGCCATGTCCTGCCGCACGACGAACTCGGTCTTCGGAAACGTAAACTCCAGCACCGTCCCATTCAGTGTCGGATATTGCAGCCCGAGTGCCAGCTTGATGTCTTTCTCGAGGTCCAGCACGCCCTTGTAGTTCGCATCGCCCACCATCTGGGTCTCGACGTCGAAGACCCGCGTATAGGCAGCGATGAGGACGATGAAGTGCCCGTCGATCTGCGGGAACGCTTGGGCGTTCTCATTGATGGCATCCGGTTCGATCATGATGAGCGGAAAATCCTGCTCCGGGATCATCGCCCGCAAGCCGAGCTCGACCTTCTGGATGTACCCAGCGGCCGAGAGTGTCGGGTCGGCGCTCAGTGTCGTCTTGAGCTGGTTGAGAATCGTCTTGGTCGTTGACATCTACAATCGCTTCAGTGCCCGTTCCACCGCCGCCGCAATGAGCGCGATGATCTCCTGGGCTTTCTCCGCAAGCGAAGAGCGCATGTAGCGATATTCTTTGATCGTGATGCTCGGTTTCAGCACGAAGACCACCACGGCCCGGCCGCCTCGCGTCACCCCATAGAGTTTCTTGTTTCTGAAGAACGTCCGCTTGAATCCGCCCAGGCTCGGATTGCTGATGAGATCGCGGGCGGTGTAGCGCGGCACCCCGGATGGCGTGAGCGCGGGCCCGACAGGGATCGTCAGGTTCCGCGCGTTTCGCGCGGTGATCGTCCCACCCAACTCGAGGATCCTCGCGTAGACGACGTGTGGCCCGATTCTCGCAACCAGATCCTGTCCCTCTTGCGCCACTTGGTGCGCCATGGAGGCCCGCAACCGTCCGCTGCGGACATGGAGCACCTGTCCGCTCAGCTTCTGCCCCTTGATGTACCCCTCCAGCAGGATGGCGCCCTGCAGCAGCGTCCGCTGTCCAACCTCCTCGCGCACAGATGACGGCAGCCGCTCGATCTTCGCCAGCAGCTCCTTCTGGCCCTCCAGCGTGAGGACGAATTCACTGTCAGCCATCACAGCACTGGCCTCACATACAGATCGACCACCGCGTTCCCCTCATCACGGAGCGCCTTGATCCGATTGCTCACCTCGAGCTCAATGCTGACGTGCAGCTCGCCCTGGCTCTCCAGGAAGTCGGCCGCGATGAGCAAAATTGCCGCTCGCTCGAGATCCTGCGGGATGACCTTGTAGCCGCCGTCGTAGACGACCTTGATGTTCTGGAGGCCCTTCCGGAACCTGAACCCATCGAGCTGGACGACGCCCCACCCCTTATCCACGGTGTAATCCGTGGCTGCGATGAGCGTGGCGCTGCCGTAGGCTCGATCCGGATCGTCAGAGAGGCTGGTCACCGACACGATGGGATAGCGCCGCGCCATCACCTGGCTCATGACGCCATCGCCGTCGTAGTACTCGGTGATGCCGCTCTCGAACTCGAAGACGCGCTTGCACCGCGCGCTGATGGCCGCGCTGACGCGCTCGACGAACTCCGCGAGCATCGCGTCCTTGCTGGCGTCATCGGCCTTGATGCCGAGAAATTCCTTGACGCGGCTATGGGTCGTCAGCGCCATTCCTCGTCCTCGGCGTCCTCATCGTCTGTCGCTTCCGGCTCAAGATTCGTCCCGGCACGCCGAGCCCACCCCGGCAGCAACCGAGTCAAGAAGCGGCTGCGGCGACGGGTCTTCGGCCCGCCGACCATCCGTTCCATCGGCGGCTCCTCAAAGCTCTTTTTCAAGCTCAGCGGGTTTTTCAATGACATTGAGAGTCCAGGCGAGGCGACCTTGCGGCCGCCCCACCCAGCTCCACAGACGCCTTACGAACCAGCTGCCGCCGGCAGCAGCGGCGGATTGCACCGCAGCTGCATCATCGCCATGGTGAAGCTGGGAGTAGTGCCGCCCAGCGTCAGCACGACGCGCTGAAACGGTTTCGCCGGCGTCACCCGCGCATTCAGGTGCAGCGCATGGTTCGCGTTCGTGATCTGTGCGAACGCCGCCCCCGCGATGTCGGTGTAGGTGCCACCTTGCGTGGCCGATTCTTGCACTTTCGCGTCCAGCGTCGGGCTCGTGCCGGTCACCGCGCCCACGGCCAGCAGATACACCACTTCCTCGTATCCCGAGCAGTCCAGGCCGGTCGTGTTCGCCGACGCGGTGACCGCCGCCGGCGCCTGGGCGGTGTTGGGGTTGATTGCGCTTTTGATCTCACGTGCCATC